AATAGATTCCATGAATTATGTGTAAAATAACAATGACCATCATAGAGATAAAAGGAATCTCTGCCAAATCCAGATTCAATAATATCACTTATTATTCCAGCGTCTATAGCACAAATTACATCTGGTTTAAAATCGCGATAACAAGCATTACAACCAATAACTAATCCTGGTAACGAATTCGGATCAATATTCTTCCGGCTTGGGCCGTTTCCAAGTACAAAAATAGTATCATTCATACTAATATTTAGTAAGCATAAAAAAAGGGGTGAACATATGCCCACCCCTCTTTAATGTTATCCTTAAAAAAGGATTACATAAGATTTGCAACGATAACGTGGCGATAGTAACGGTTAGCGTTAGCTGTAAGTGATCCGTCACCTGCTCCGTTATTTGCGGAACTTGTGTCATTTGCGAAAGGATTAGAAACAAGCCCGTAACGAGTTTTGAAACCAATCTTTGGTTGAAATGAGTTCTCACCAACTGCACGAACCATTTGCAACGGAACGTAAGGACAGTAGAACAATCCTGCGTCATATGCAGATGAACCTTTGTAACCAACAGTAAAGAAGTTAGTTGCAGAGGATGGTGCATAAGGATCGACATAAACTTTAAATCGACCATTAAGAGTACCAACCATTGTTGCTCCTGCGTCATCAACATTCAAGTCATTACCCGTAGGTGCACCTGAAAGTTGTCCGGCCATTGCTAGGGCGGATGCAACATCACTCGATGTGATAAGGACATTACCTTTTCCACGCCGTGTGTCTTTTGCAATTGCATTTGCTTCACGCTCAATCTGGAACATCAAACCTTTGAACTTCTCTACTGACCAACGGCCATTAGAATCTGTATCAAGGTCAAACGTACCGGCGGTAGATGTATTATGTGCCGCACCAGTCTTTGCGTTTGTATAAATGGTTCTCATAACTTCACGATTAATTTCAGCCAAAATCTCATTTGACAGAATATTCGAAAGTTCAGTTTCAGCATCCAAACCGTGAACGGCTTTAAGATCCTGTGCCAATTCCATTGTGTACTCAGCTTTGAGTGCACGTGACTTGGCTGTAACTGTCACTTTGTCGATTGCAAATGCCATTTCACCGATAGTCACATCAGCTTCTTGTGTAGCTGTTGCTGTACCAGTACCAGTAGTCATGGATGCATATGCAGGGTTACTGTTAGCATGATGTGTTCCGCTACCAGAAAAGGATGTGTCGGCTTCTTTAGAGTCTGCTGCTTCTACACCAGCCTGAGATGTGATGTGAGATTTCATGGCGAAGATCAGTCCGGTAGGACCAGTCATCGGTTGAACTCCACAAACATCATAAGCGATGAGATTAGGCATGGCTCTACGAACCAACGAAATTAGAACAGGATCAACGGTATCAATGTTGCCACCTGTTTTGTTTGCGTGAGCCGCTTCTTGAATATTCCCAAACACGCCACTTCCTTGGCTGGCTTGTTCCCGCATTGCTTTCTCTTGGTTTTCCAAAAGAACTGCCGTTACGGCCTTCCGATAGTTGTCTTTAATCGGAGGGAGGTCTTCATGTGCAAGAACCGGACCCCACTTTTTTTGAAGGTCTTCAGCTAGGTACATATTTTCTCCTATAAGGTTATAAAATTAAAAATTATTATGAATTATAGCGTTTTATCGCTGATGTATAATGTTCCATGTCTTCGTGTAATTTCACTTCCGTTTTCTCATCAGGAACTTCAATTGTTTCATCCGTTTCTGTGATCTCTGAAGTAACAGCATCAGATTTAGGAAAATAACTTTCTTTAAGAACATTTAACTTTTCAATGTATTGCTCTTGGTTCTCATATTCGATACCTTCAGCTAATTTGGAAATTTTTTCGGTTTCCGTATCGGCCAAGTCTTTTGTGACTTCGCTAATGGCATCATCTTTTTTGAACTGAGCCAATTCTTTTTGGAGTTCTACTCCACGATTAATCTCTTCATCCAAAGAGGTTTCAAGATCTTCAACTTTTGTGAATAAGTCGTCAACCATGTCAACTTTCTCTTCAGGGATGTCGATATAATGCTCTGCAAAAAGAGTTTTGAGTCCAGACATGAAATCTTCAACCAATTCGGAACGAATTCCTTTTTCGATTGCTAATTCATTTTCCTTCATCCACTCTTCAACAACATAAGTAAGATAACCGTCAACTTTTTCGGTCATTTCTTTTTTGAAGCCTTCGCTAGATGTATCTTGATCCTCTTTTAATTGAGTTTCAATTTCATCTGCTTTTTTATTAACTTCTTCCAAAACTTTTGCTTGTACAGCAGCTTGGAAAATAGTAGAGGCCTTCTCTTTGAATTCCTCCGTTAGTCCATCTTCACCTTGTACAAGTGCCTCAACATCATCTTTTACATCAATGTTAAGATCTTCAGCTTTAATTGCTGCTTTAGTACGTTTTGACTCAACTTTTTCTTCTTCTTTCTCATCATCTTCTGTAACGAGATCAGTAGCTTTAAGAATAGTTTCGTACTGTGCTGCAAGTTGGTCTTTTTTCAGACTATTAAGTTTTTCGTAAACGGATTTCAGCATTCCATTCTTAGTCTTTGGAACTGGAGTTACTTCTTCCTTTTTTACGGATTCTTCTTCTTCTTCGGGCTCAGGCTCTTCTTCTTCATCACCCTCTTCTTCACCTTCTTCTTTTTTAACTGAGGCTTTAGAAGTTTTCGCTTCTTCTACTTCCTCTTCTTTTTCATCTGAAGAATCTTGCTCAGCGGCAACTTTCTTTTTTTCAGAAAGCTCTTCTTCTGTCATTTCTTCAGACTCTTGGTTCAAAATTTCTTCAGACATTTAAATCTCCTGTATCTAATTTAAATTAGTAACTTTACTATTGTTATGTTATTATTTAGTAAATTTATAAACTTGACATAAACTGGTTAAAAGCCTTTATCTGAACTTCATCTAATTGCTTTTGACTAGTTATTTTCATTTCTTTTTCGATTCGGGCTACATGGCGTTCATCAAGAATACCATTATCCCATATCCATTCTTTTCCTTCCATAATTCCATTGACAAATGCCGCTGGAGCGGAAGGATCAGCAACAATATCAGCAGCAGTTGCAAGATAAAAATCATCTTGTACTTGACTAACATTGCGACCTACGGGCTTTAAGGATCCCATTCCTCTAGATGAAACGCCCAAACGAGCACCCTCATCGATTAAATTCTTTACTATTTTACCATAAGGCGTATCCATAATCTTTGCACGACCTTTAAAATCATTCCCATCTTCTTTTAACTCTGTAATCATGTGGGAAACTCTTTCAAGATTGACTGTTGGCCCCTCTGGATGACCTAATTCACCAAAAGCCCTGTTCTGTTTGATGTAATTTTGTTCGTATCTCTTGGATTCTTTTTGTAATATTTCTTTTGGATACAACCGACCATTGCGATTCTTCACATTGGCTTGCATGAATACACCCTCAATGAAGTAATTTTTTCCTTTTTCGGAAGCTTCACATATAAATTCTACATCTTCTAATTGTTCGCAAATAAGTCTCATATTTCTCCTATTATGTGAAATTTCCTAGTAAGTAATCAACAGGGAATCCTAATACACTATTTTGTTCATATTGTGGAACATCATATCCTGGTGCCTGTTTCTTGCATTCCATTATGATTGTATATGAATCAGTACCGCCGTGACCTGCTGTAGAGAATTGAATATCTCCTAAAACATTGCCAGAATCACCAGATGCGTTATTTGAAATTCCTGGCCATTCGTTTGCGGGCATTGACCACATTCCATTACCTGATAATTCTGCAATATATGCTTCTGATCCACTTCCATCCCATTCAATCCCAACTTGTAGTCCAAATGTTGTCCACATTATCTTAGTAACTAAAACTTCGTAATCTAATTCTGTAAAGTTACCACTATTTGCAACGGTTTCTGTATGTGATCCTGATACTCCGCCGACAATTGCATCGCCATTGGACATTCCAGTATCGATTGTAGTTGCTTTCTTATTTGTATTATCCCAACCAACAACCGTTACAGTAGTTGCTCCTGCTGTAAAATCTGTAACAAGAAAAGTTTCGGCGCCGCCGGTTGTTATTACTTCTCCGATCTTAAATTTTTCTGTAGATGCGGCGGACAAAGTAAGGGTATGTTTTGCCCAAGCAAGTGTCGATACATCTATTTTCTTAACATCCGATTCAGACGCGTCTGAAAAGAATTTAGCAATATATTTTTTTTCGTTATCAAGTAGTACTTGTGTCTCTGCTGCCATCTTCTA